CTCGATCTGCTACGAGCAGCACGAACACGCGATGAAGTGCATGGTCGATCCGCACTTCGACCCCCAGTTTTTCGCGTATGTCCGGGCTGCGGCTCCTGAAGATGACTACCGAAGCCCAAGTGTTTGGGCGGCTGCTAACCCGTCGTTCGGCGTCACGATGGACGAGGACTCTTTTCAGGCGGACGTGAAGGAGGCGGAGTCTGCGAAGACCAAGCTGTCGAGCTTCCTCCGCTACCGGCTCAACGTCTGGGTGCAGGGTGAGGACAAGTTCTTCAACCTTACCCAGTGGCAGCAATGCCGGGGCATGACTGAGGACTGGGGCTCGAACAGGGTCTGGTATGCCGGGCTCGACCTTGCCCAAACGTGGGACTGCAACGCGTTCGTGGCTGTCAGCCGTGGTGCCGATGACGTCTGGGACGTGATCTGCAAGTTCTGGATTCCCGCCGACAACGCCGCCAAGAGAGACATCAAAGAGAACGTGCCGTGGACCCAGTGGGCAAAAGACCCGTCGACCGGCGTCTGCCTTACTCCGGGTGACGTTGCAGACTACGGGTTCATCCGTCGCGACATCATGGAGTTCTGCAAGCAACGGACAGTCAAGGTCGTCGCCACCGACCCCCACAACAGCCACTACCTGTCGCAACAACTTCAGGCTGAAGGCATCAGGATGTTAGGGTTTTCTCAGTCGGCGACTTCCATGTCGCCCGCGACGAAACTTTTGGAGACTCTCGTCTCGCAGGGACGCCTGCGGACCAACGAGAACCCCGTCCTCGACTGGATGGCATCGAATGCCACAGTACGCGAGACGGCAGATGGATACATCAAGATTGTGAAGCCATCCTCACACTCACCCGCACGCGTGGACGGAATCGTCGCACTGGTGATGGCTCTGGCTGTTGCCAGTGATGCCGAGCTTACCCCCACGCCAGTCGCGCCGGAGATATTCGTCCTATGAGCGAAGACCGTGTTGTCAGCGATCTGGTGTGGACTCCTGAGCGAGGCAGCGAGCAGCCAGAAGTTCGAGGCATCTCATGGGAGAACTTCCTTCTCTCTGATGACAAGTATCTGGGCAAGTGGAAGACCGACTCCGGCATCAGGATCACGCCCGAGACCGCACTCCAGTCAACGGTCGTCCTCTCGTGCTGCCGCATCCTCGCGGAGACCGTCTGCGGGTTGCCTCTCCATGTCTATCGCCGCCGACCAGACGGCGGAGACGAGATCGCGAAAGAGATTCCGCTCTACAAGATTCTGACATTCAGGCCAAACGATTGGCAGACGAAGCCGGAATTCTTTGAGCAGATCGTAATGAACCTTACCCTCTGGGGTAATTCCTACACACGCATTCGCAGCGGACAGTACGGAAGTGTTTCCTGCCTCGACAATCTCCATCCGAGCCGGATGGACGTTGAGAGACTTGAGAATGGCCGACTGCGGTACAGCTACACCGATCCAGAGACCGGCCGACTTGAACGGTACACGCAAGACCAGATCATGCACATCCGGTGGACTCCGGAGCAGGACGGCATCAAGGGCATGGTCCCGGTCGAGATCGCACGAGAGGCGATCGGCTTAGCTCGTGCATGCGAGCAGCACGCGGCTCGATTCTGGGCCAACTCTGCCCGACCGGGCGTTGTCCTTCAGACCGAAGGCACACTCAACGCGGAAGCAGCCGAGCGTCTCCGCGACAACTGGGAGAGACTCCATCGAGGCAGCGAGCGAGCATTCAAAACCGCAGTCCTCACGGGCGGCATGAAGGCCGTCGAGCTTGGCATGACGAATGAGTCCAGCCAGTTCGTCGCCAGCCGCGACTTTCAGACCGCTGAAATCTGCCGCGTGTACCGGATCGCGCAGCATTTGATTCAGGGCACTCCGGGCGGCGACCTCGAAGTGCAAGGTCAAGAGTTCGTTACCTACACGCTGATGCCTTGGCTCACTCGAATTGAGTCTGCGATCAGCCGATCGCTGATCTACAACGACGACGAATACTACGCGAAGTTCGACGTGCGTGGCCTGCTCCGCGCCAATTCGCAACAGCGGGCGAGCTACTACTCGACGATGACCAGCCTCGGCATCATGACGATCAATGACTGCCGACGAGCCGAAGGCCTGAAGCCTCTCGGCGAGATCGGCGACCACCACTTCGTCGCGATGAATATGCAGACCTTGGAGGACGCCACGAAGCCCAAGCCAGAGGCACCTCCGGGCGGGATGCCGGGTGGCGGTGGCGACGGACCGCCTCCTCCGACTCCGGGTGGACCGCCAAGTCTCCCCGAGGTGAAGACAGGCAGGGCACCGATTGCTTCCCCGAAGGGCGAGGCGTCGAAGCCGAAGGAAGAGGAAGCCATCGAGGAAGCGTCAGCCGACTGGGAGGACGCGATCGAGGGGCGGGCTTTCTGCTCCACCGGCCCCGGCGGTGGTATTGACAACTCGTGCGGCGCGAAGGTGATGGCTGGCCCGGATAAGGATTCCGGCGGCGGGGCTATCGCAGCAGGCGACCCCAGCTTGGCTAACTACAAACCCTTCATTTCGGTCGGTGACACCAAGAACTCTTCCTTCGCAATGCCGCCGACTGAAGACGAAGTAAAGTCCGCACTCAACGTCACTCAGCGAGAGAAGTTTGGAGCCCAGCGAACACTTGAGGCTGGATACCCGATCGACTTGCGAATCGACATCAACGCCTTCAAGAACCACAAGGTCTATGCCGTCACAGCCCACGAGCATGAGGGCGGGGCTGGCGTTGGAAAGCCGATCGGCTACGACACACACATTCGCCTGAAAGGCCCGGTCAGCTTCGTCTCGAACGAAAACTCCGCAGAGGCAATTGGCAAGGGGCGAACAAAGGGAACTCACTCGACAGTCAAGGGCAACTTTGATCCAAGCAGGGAGATTCCAGAGGACATCGATTCGTGGACGCCAGTGGGCTACGACCCGCAAAAGACTGTCTACTACTACGACAAGAGAACCGGCGAGGAGGTTGTTGCCGGGACTGATGCCGTAAGCGTCGGCAATACTGTCTTCACGAGAAACCCGAGGTATGGAAACGCTAGGGAGCCGAGCAAGCCGCCACGAAACGCTCACACAGACTATCGTTCGATCGACGAACGTGGCTTCTGCCCAACCGGCGAAGGCGGCGGCATTGAGAACACGTGCAGTTCGAGCGATGGCAGTCACGCCAGTCCGGACGGCGACAAGACTACATCCGGAAGCGGCAGCGGCTCATGCCCTGCACCCTGCCCCACCATCGACGTCACGTCCGACAAGAACAAAGACGGCGTGACTGACGCTGCCCGCGTGGGCGTGCCAGCGATGGAAGTTCCGCCTCCGCCAAACGTGGGACGCGTTCCGAATCTCACGCCCCACGAGCGGTCTGTCGAGGATGCGTTCATGAAGCACTTCCAGTCAGACCCAGACGGTGTGTCGTCTCAGTTTCTTAAACTAGTCAAGAGCATGGGCGATCCTCCGACGTTTGGCACAGACGACGCCAAGTGCCTTACTGACGCATGGTCGCACCCAGACCCGGACACTCGCGCTCAGAACAGAGCCACACTCAACGTCGCCCTGCACCAGACAGCCAACGCAATCGCGAAGCGTGCATTCGTCCAGCACCTCGACACGCTCTCGGAGGGCGACGAGATTCTCGTGACTGTCGGCGGCTGCGGTGCTGGCAAGGGCTTTGCCCTCAAGAACAATCCAGACGCATTGGAGATGAAATCCAAGGCAAAGGCCGTGTGGGATTCCGCTGGCGACCAGAACGCCACCGAGAACCCGTGGATTCTGAAAGAGGCCGAGGATCGTGGTCTGAGAGTGAATTATGTCTACGTTCACGCCGACCCAAAGGTGCAGTGGGCCGACCCCGATCGTGGTGTTGTGAAGCGAGCATCCGATCCGAAGGACGGCCGAATGGTAGACGCGATGGTGTTTGCTGATAGCTACGCAATCGGCGCGAAGAACCACCACGCGTTTCATCAGGCAAATAAAGACAACCCGTCTGCGTCTTTCGTTTTCCTCGACAACACTGGAAAGCCCAAGCAGATTCCGGGCGTGCCAAAAGAAGCTCTGGAACTCGACTCTGCCAGTCTGGCTGAGTTCGCTCAGTCAAAAGTCAAAGAGTCATCTGCACCAGAACGTGTGAAGTCAGGTGCGTTGGTGGGCACTCGCATCTGGAAACGAAAGGGCAAGTGATGGCTGACGATCTTTCCAAGTGGTGGGACGAGGACGCAGAGCGTCTCAACAAGATGGCGATCGCTGCACGCAAGATGGCGGTCAAGCTGCCTACTGAGAGGGAAGATCGCTGGGAGGACGCTATTGAGGAAGAGCGTGCTTGGTGTCCGACTGGCCCCGGTGGTGGACTCGACAACTCGTGCGGTGGTGGAACCGCAGCGGTCGTCCGCGAAGTCTTGAAGAGCATCGAGAAGACTGGCGGCTTCTCTGTTCACCCAGTCTCAGCCAAGAGTCCGACTACGGGCTTCATGTGTGCAACAGTCCCGCACGCCGAGAAGATTTTCAAGAGTAGCGAGGAGATCACTGAGCCTGCGATTCAGTCTTACATCGACCAGCACAAGGACTTCCTTTCTGAGAACCCTAAGCTACACTTGGGTGGCTGGATTGACCCCGACACGGAAAAGGTTTACCTCGATCTCTCTGAGCAATTCGAGGACGAGGCGTCTGCGGTCGCGGCAGGGGTCAAGCACAATCAACTTGCGATCTGGGACGTCAAAAACAAGCGAGAAGTACGGATAAGGAGAGACGAAAATGGACAACGAAGCCAAGCAGCCGATTCGGTTCGACTTCCCGCCGGGGGCGGGAGCCAAGGAGATCGCAGAAGCTCTGAACAAAGCTCGCGAGGAGTTGCGGGCAAGGAAGAAAGCCGCGCTTTCTGCGCAACAGGCGAAGGCGGAGGGATCGACAACTCCTGTGGAGTAGAAGGAGACGAAGCTCCGTCGGACTCATTCGGCAACGTAATTGACGCGCCAACGCGTTCACCGTCGTCCACGATGGGCGGCGGCGGACGATCATCGTGGAAGAAGAGCGACGATCTGTCTTTCTACGACTCCAATAGGCTGAAGAGTGATCCTCCGTCTCCCTCTCTCGCCGAAGTGAACACCGTAACCATCCTTAGCGGCAGGACGCTGTCCGCATCGCTAAAGGAAGTTGGCGTCACTCTCGACCAAGCAGCCAAGGTGTGCTGCAATCTGTCGCCTGAGTCGAACGTCACGATGGCTCACGGCACACTCAAGGAGATAACCAGCCGCCTCGACGACCTCTCTGGGCCGACTGATCCTGAATCCAGCGTGACTGTTATTTCGTCACAGTCATTCGGTGGCGTCGATAAGGCTATTGGGACTGCTGCGACACTCACTCGCACAGACGACGATGAGTTGCTTCTGAATTACGCGATGTTTAGCGTCGCTCCGGAATCGCAGAAAGAAAACCCGATCGCCATCGCTCGCGCGATGTACTCTGGGGTTGTGAAGAGTATCACCGAAGCCGAGAAGGCTGGCGTTGAAGAAGTGGGAATGTATGCGGCTGGCGACAGTGACTCGAACGACGAGTTCAAGGGATACCGCATCTGGCCTCGACTTGGATTCGATGGCATCATTCCGCGAGACAAGATCACTCCCACCTACTCTCTCCGGCTTGGCTTTTTCGAGCCATATGGAAGCAATATCCCCAACGAGATTCTTTCCGATCGCGCGAGGCAAGAGAAGAGCGAAGGTGTCTTGACGATTCAGGCTCTTTACGACACGAAGGAAGGCCAGCGTTGGTGGGAGGAGAACGGCGGTGCTATGCCGATGTTTCTCCGAGTTGGAGACAGTGAAGACCCCGGCTGGCAGCGTTTCAAGAAAATCAGCAGCAAGGTCTCCGACCGCGACATCATCGACGTCATTGACGCCGAGTGGAGATCGTTTCGAGGGGAGGCCGAGGAGCGTGGCTTCTGCCCGACCGGCGAGGGCGGAGGCATCGACAACTCGTGCGGCGGATTGTCTGGCGTCAAGATGGCACCAGATCGAGACATGGGGTCGTCTTTTTCTTCAGGCGGCAGCGTATCGCAGGGTCCAGCCAGCGTCAGGGTAGAGTCTGAAGAAAAGCTACAGAAGTCGATCTCCGCGATTGGCGCATCGAGCGTCGAGGATGTGATCTCTCTTGGGGGAGGGAACCTTCGAGGCGCGCAAGTGGCGATTGCCGCTGACCCTGAGCCAGATGGCACAGGCTCGACATACGTGCAAATTACCACGGCGTCACCAGTTGAGAGGGATAACTCGTCCGCAGAGACCTTCAATACTCAGGTCTCTATTTCTGTTGGACCCAATGGAAAAGAAGTTGGATTCGAGAGCCTTGGTCTGAGCGGTCACGGGAGCATGACGAAGGCCAACGAGCAAAAGGTCATGTCGCTTGTGTCCGAGAAGGTCATTGAATCGATTGCGACGGCAGAGAGACTGGACTTTGACAGGATCACCACGTTCGCTATCGGAGATTCCAAGAATGGCTACAAGGGGTATCGTCTCTGGCCGCAGTTCGGCTTTGACGGCGACATTCCGAGGGACATCGTAAAAAAGATTCCGCCGGAACTAATCCTCGCATCGAAGGGGATCACTCCTCCGCCCCCCGGCTCGACGAGCATTCCGCACGACCTTGTCGTGAAGAGTCTTGCCTCACGATATCGCGACATGACGATCCAAGAGTTGCTGAAGACTCGCGAAGGCGATCGCTGGTGGGACAATAACGGCGACGACATCGTCCTGAAGCTCGACCTGAGAGACAAGTCGAGCCTTGGCTACAAGCGATGGAAGGAAATGGAGGCAAACCTTCCTCGCCTGCGAGAGAGAAACCAGACGAGAGAGTTCTTCGATGCGTTCGTGGAGGAGCGGGACGCCGACTGTGGCAGAACCCCAGACGGGAAGTTCGGCAACGACAACAAGTGCCAAGAAGAAGGCGAAGGCGGCGCGACCGCGACCGCAGGCGGCGGCGCGTTGGCAAAGGCAAGAAATGTCGACGTGATGATCGGCGGAGGAAAGACTACCGCAGTCATTGACGAAGAAGCGAGAACTCGCGCTTTAGAAGACACCGCCTCGCACCCCCGGCCTGAAGGCTTGTCGTCTGGATCAACAGCAGACTTGTGGGATAGGACGTTCGTCGAGAGGAAAGGCTCCACAAAAACCAAAATCACATCCACTGATCCTGTGTTCCCACAGGACAGGCTCGCGATGAATGGAACGTATGTAGCTCACGAGTCTGTCGGCCAGTACCTGTCCATGCGACACGAGGAGGATCGCGCCGCTGCCGGTGGCGTTGGTCCCGGAGCAATAATCGACACGACCCAAGTGTTGACTCACTCGCAGTTCACTTATGTGTCTGATGCATTGAGCGACGACGTCATGCACGCATATGAGTCTGGAAGGTTTGATCCGGGCTTCTACAGCAAAGACCTTGAGGATGCCATGACGAAGATGGCATCGCGTCACCCGGAGCTTGCCACCGACGAGAACGGTCGATTTGTATTCACGATGCTGACCGCGATCCTTAGCAATGGGCAAGACCCTACTGCAAACATCGCCGACTCAGACGGCGTCTATGCGATGTACAAAGAGCATGGCACGTGTATGCCGGAGGGTTCTATTGCTGGCACACGCTCAGCCGCAGCCAAGACGTCGCTCGCACTTTTCCAGTCGATGATTGACTCGTTCGGCGTGGAGCGAACCAAGAACCTTCTGTCTGGATACACAACTGCCGAGAACGTAAACAAGACGTTCGCCAGTCTGTCCGAGAAGTCGTCAAACGCTGAGTGGCGTGAAAGGACGGACTCTAAGCCTTGGATGATCGATCACTACAAGGCCAGAGACAAAAAAACCGGCGAGGCACTTGCGACAACTAACTTGGTCAAGACGGACTCAAGTGGCGAGTTCAAGGACGAGATCGTTCCGATGGCATCGATCTTCGGACCGAAGATCGGGTCGTTCTTCGCGAACCTCAACGGCAGGCACGACTTCCTGACGATGGACAGGTGGCTGATGCGTTCGGTCGGTAGAACCACTGGCGAGCTACTGACTCGATCCGCCCCGCAGGGGGCTAAGTCGAGAGCCGAAGACGCAATCAAAGCACTCGACGTCGATAAGTGGAAGCCGAGCGTTTATATGTTTGGCATCGACAGGCAGTTCGGCGTGACGAAGCAAGACCTCATTCGCTCTCTGAAGATTCAGCAGAGGACAGGAGTGATCGAGGAGAACGGAGCAGCGTACCTGTGGGCTACTGCGGCAGAGCGTTCCCATAAGAACACAACGAAACCCAACGGCGGCGGATACGGAAGAGACCCTGATGCGGACAAGCACGCCTGCCACGTAGCCGGTAATGCTCTTTTCAAGTCTCTGATTCACGAACAGCAAGACCCGCGAGGCGCACAGGCGAGGCGTTCTATTCGGGAAGTGTTTCGTTCTGTCGTGAAAGACATCGAAGCGAAGTACCCTGACCGCAAAGGCAAGGTAGACGTCGACGAAGTGCAGGCGATTCTATGGCAGTACGAGAAGAATCTCTGGAAGCACCTCGGAGCGAAGGTGCAGATCGACGAGAACTCGCTGTACTCGAAGGCGGCTGACGATCTCCTGACTGGAAAGACCAAGGAGCGTAAGTTTAAGCCAGAGTCTCGTGCCGCATTGCTTGAAGCGTTGCGAGATATTGGTGACTCAAACGACGACTGGCAGTTTCAGGCCGAGCAGGAAAGCTGGGATTCGGATATCGGCGAGTCTGGGATCGACTTCAATCAGTTGTTTCTTGAGTTGGAGCGTATTGTTTCGGCAGAAAAAGCACCCTCCGCACTTGAATCCGCAAAGGACACCGTCATCGATCTGCGTTCGGTCGGTCTTTCGACGGTCGAGATGCCGAAAGCAGGCCTCGATGGTCTCCATGTGATGGGTTTCGACGCCGAAATCCCGCCAGACCTCATTGAAAAGCTTCCGGAGTCGCTCTCGCACTGCAAAACGCTGCTCGATTTGCACGTTTCGAGCGAGGGACAGGAGTGGTGGAAGGAAAACGGACGTGACATCGACGTCGCTATCGACCTCGACGGCGTTCAGGGACAGATTTTCGACAGTTTCGCCGCAGGGAAACGGTGGGAAGAAATCATCGAAGAAGGGATTCTCGACGACTATGGCAACTCCTGAGAAGTATTCGCACATTTCTTTCGTCCCACCGGCCGGTGTGAGGCGTGAAGCGGCTCGCGGCCTCGCAATGAGGCGTGAACACGGTCGCGGAGGCACGGCGATCGGAATCGCGAGGGCTCGCGACCTATCGAACGGGGCTGAACTGTCGCCCTCCACCGTCCGACGCATGAAGGCGTTCTTCGATCGCCATGCCTCCGACAGCAAGGCGAAAGGTTTTCGCGCTGGCGAGCCGGGCTTCCCCTCAAACGGAAAAATTGCCGATCTTCTGTGGGGGGGTCGGAGTGGTGAGTCTTGGTGTAACAAGGTCGTTCGCCAGATGAATGCCGCCGATGAACGAACTTATAGTCCGGATATGGAGACCGCTATCCTCGAAGAGGAGGCTGCGTCGCAAAGGAGTGCAGAAATGCAGGGCGTTGAGCGTCGGTACTTCGGTTCGTTCGACAAGCCAGAAGAAAACTCGCTCACGGTCGAGCATCGGGCCGATCCCGCGACTGGAGCCAAGCGAACGTACATCGTCGGGTATGCTGCAAAATTTGGAACTGATTCGTTGCTGCTCGGCGACTTCATCGAGAGGCTGGCTCCGTCCGCTTTCGACATCGTCAAGGCTGGCAAGGACGAGAAAGGCAAGCCGCTCAACACTCGCTGCCTCTTTAACCACGACCCGAATCACCTTCTTGGTCGCTTCCCGACGACGATGAAGATGACGGTCGACAAGATCGGTCTGAGGTACGAGTGTCTGTTGCCAGAGTCGCGAAAAGACGTGGAAGAAATGATCAGTCGCGGAGACTTGCGTGGGTCAAGCTTCAGTTTTGTCTGCGCTGAGGGCGGCGAGCGGTGGTCTAACGAGAACGGTCAGTCGATCAGGACCGTTACGAAGATCAAGTCATTGCTGGACGTGTCGCCAGTAACTTACCCCGCGTATGACGACGCCACTGTGGCAATCGCCAAGCGCAGCTACGAGGTTTTCTCTTCTGAAAAGAAGAAGATTGTCGAGGTTCGCTCGAACGTCGCCAGCGAGATCGAGAAGACTCGTGCGTTCCTCGACGAGCGGCGTGGCTTCTGCCCGACGGGGCCGGGCGGTGGGATCGACAACTCGTGCGGGGGCAGTGCATCTGGTTCGGATCAGATGAAGATCGCCAAAGAAGCCCTCGATAAGTACGAGGCTGGCAGGAAGACGACATCTGGGAAGATTGCCGATGCAGCAGCCACCGGGGCTATTATCGGTGGTACTGTTGGACTGGTGGGGGGTGCAGCCGGTGCTGTTGTTGGCTCTATCACTGGGGCACTTCTCGGCCTAGCAGGGCGCGGTGCCGCAGCAGCACTCGGCTCGATCGCTTCAGGGCGATTGGACTCTCTAGCTAAGAGCATTGGCGTTTCTCAGGACAAGCTCTCGTCGGCTTCATCTACCTTATTCGGCTCCGATTCAAAGCCGTTCGCTCTCGATAGCAAGACGATTGCTATCGAGTCAGGTGACAACATCGCGTTGATCTCAAGCGGTAGCCAGTTCTCGAATGCATCTGGCACCGCTTTTCACTTTCAGCCCGGATCAGACGTCAACGGGACTCTCGACATCAAAGCCGTAGAAAATGCTGCGAGAGCCACCGGTGCGAAGGTCGTGTCTGCCGAGGTGTGGAGCGACAAAGACGCCAAGTCGCTGACTTCAAAAGGCTATCGCCAAGTCGTTGCTTCTCCGGGCGGCTTCTCTAAGAGCAAGGGCATCTACGAGAAGAAGCTCTCGGTCGGCAAGTACAAGCGTTCCTACGACGAGCTTATGAACTTCTATCACTCGCGCGGCTTCTGCCCCACCGGCTCCGGAGGCGGAGTCGACAACTCGTGCGGCGGCGGCTTCAACGGCGGCTTTGCGGGGGGAGCCTCGAAGAAAGACTTTCCAAGCGGGCCGGGAGGTGACAAGACAAAGGTATTCGAGAAGTACGGCAAGGCTCCGCAGTCGTCAGCTAAGTCCGACAAGTACATGGAGTGGAGCAAGGGCAAGGACAAGGAAGCCCAAGACTTCATCGACAAGGCCCGGAAAGATCAGACGCTCTCCGCCGGAAAAGATGGCGGCAAGTCAGACGACGGCGGCGGCGTTCAGACGTGGAGCAAGGGCGACCACTTCCCGTGGACGGTCAAGCAAGTCGGCGACACCGACGGCCACGTCCAAGGCCAGCACCCGGACGGCAGCAAGACTGAGAAGTACCCGTTCTCTGGCGGCAAGACTTCCGACGCACTGAAGAAGGTCTCCGACGAGATCAAGCGTCGTAAAGGCTCGCGTGCCGATCAGGTCGTGGCCGACACGCTCAAGTTCCTGAAGGACCGGCGTGCATGATTGCGGCACGGTACGCGTCGCTTATTGCGTTTGCTCAGGCTCGTGCCTTCTGCCCCAACGGAGAAGGCAACGGCGTCACGAACACGTGCGGCTCGAAGGAACTGTCAGCACCAGACAAAGACTCCGGAGGTGGCTCTGCTTCGTTCCCCGAAACTTGGGACACAGACTTGTCGAGGGTTGTCCGAAAAGGTCCGCTGCCTCCGGGCCTTGAGAAACTTAGCTCGTTTAAACTGGGACCAAACGCGACCCCAAGGAAGGTTGTGAAGCTGTCTCAGGAGATGGGCATCAAGAGTCCTGAGCAACTCGTCACGATCGGTGCCTGCAACGTCGCTGGCGCAGATGTGACAATTAATCTACTTTCTAGCAACGCACTCACCGCCAGAGCAGACGTCCCTGTCGGAGGCGGGCACGTCGAAATCGACACGACCATGCGCAAGGGCGAAGACGGTCCAACGATCGACTACGGACTTCTCGACCTCGACGACACCGCGAGAACGCAAGCCGCGAATGACGAGAGCTTTAATAGGCGTGTTGCAGGCCAGATGTATGAAGTGATGCTTTCGTCGATGGAGGCTGCTGAAAAGGCTGGCTTCGTCAGTGCCAAAACTGTTGCCGAGGGCTATGGATCGGGATACACCAACGGCAAGCAGACGAAGTTTCAGGGCTACAGGCTGTGGGGACGTTTCGGATTCGACGCAAAGATTCCACCACGTTGGTTCGCGAGCGTGAAAGACAAGGGCGTTGACGTTCACTCTGCACTCAATCCCCTCGACAGAGATCAGTTGAACAATGAGGGCAGCGTTCGGCTTCAGCAACTTCTTGCCACAAAGCAGGGCGAACAAATTTGGAAAAAGTGGGGAATCGCTTTGGGGCTGACCTTTGATTTCACAAACAAAGCCAGCGACGGCTACCTGAGATACAGGAAGATGCTTGCCGCTTCAAAACGTGCCACTGTCAAGCGAGACTTCTTCGAGTACGTTGCCGGTCTGGAGATGCGTGAAGACCCGGACTTGTGGAATGGGTTTGCCGAGGAGCGTGCCTTCTGCCCTAACGGCGATGGTGGCGGAGTCACAAACACGTGCGGCCCCGACCAAACCGCGAAGTCATTCCCTGAAGGCTCGAAGAATCTCAGGGACGCCGTCGATTCGGTGGCCCCTGCCCCGGAGCAAGTCTGGGATCGTTCGAGAGGCTTGGCTGAGACTCCTGCCCCTAAGCAGATGGACGACATCGCCAACGAGCAGACCAGCCACTCTGGGTCGCCGCTCACGCCAGAGGCAGAGGCGTCCTACGGATCGCTCGTCGATGAGATCGGCAGGCAGTACGAGGCTCTGACCGCAGCCGGTCTAAAAGCGCGGGCGTGGCGTGGAGAGGGCGAGCCATACGGCGACCCTCCGGGAAGCACGAAGCCAAACTCGAACAAGATGAGAGAAGAGGTCGCCAAGACTGGCGAGTTCTCGTTCTTTATGACCGACAAAGGGTTCGGCACGGGAGACGCCACGCCAAACCACCCCATGCTTCGCGAGACGAAGTACAAGACCGCTGACGGTGAGCCTATGATCGCCAACGACCTGTTCCGGGTCGTCCACGACATGGTCGCGCACGTGCGAGGCGGCTACTCGTTCTCGACGAACGGCGAATACAACGGGATGTTGACGCACGCGTCTACACTTCCCGAAGCAGCTTGGCCTGCACTGTTCGCAGAGACTTTCGGCCAGAACGCCGTCTACGAGAAGACGAAGAACTACGCCCCCCAGAACGCTTACGCCTCGAAGGTCGGCCCGGAGATCATTCGCAGCGAGTTGAAGAAGCGGACGAAGAGCAGCCGCGCATCGAAGAGTGACAGCGACGAGCCGCTGGGCTACCAGCACATCAAGTCGAGGCCTGATCTGCTCAAGTCTCTGGTCGAGAAGAGAGCCTTCTGCGCCACCGGGGAAGGAAACGGCATCGACAATTCTTGCGGCGCGAAGGCAACGTCCGCGCCAGACAAGAACAGTGGTGGCGGTAGCGGCAGCGGCGACTACGATCCCGGCCATTTCGACATCGGACCGGACCCGAATGGTCTGACCGAGAAAGACTTGATGTACTCGCCTACCGTGAAGTGGACTCAGGATCACAAGTCTCTCGTTCGTGATGCGGTCCAGTCATGGAAGGGATCGCCTACGGACATGACTCTCCACGTCATGTCGGAACTCAAGGGGGACGGCACCCCCGGCTCCGGCTCTGGCAAGATCATGCGGGCACAGGCCACGGCGTTGCTCACTGAAGTTCTCGACAACGGCGAGCCAGCACCGACGCTCTACCGTGGCGCGAGCATCCCGCCGGAGCAAGACCCGTCGCCGCTCTTGGGATGGACTTCAAAGAAGTCGGTCGCCGTGGCGTTCGCCAAGAAAAACAACGGCGAGGTCTACACGCTTGAAGGCGCGACTGGGCTTGATACGAGCAAGATCAAGGCACACGGCATGGGTGAGGCCGAGTGGATCGTCGCACACAAGGTTCCGGACGGATATCGCGGAGCTAAGGCCGAAGTTGCCTCCGTTCCAAAGCCCAAATGGATGGGCGACGTTGACGCGAGTGGCACTACGAATCACGGTACATGGTTTCTTGAGAAGAACACTAAGCAACAACCGACGCCTTGGCGTGGCGACGACGAGGCCACAACTCACGTTGTGAGTCTGGTCGACGGCGGCGGGAAAGTAAAAGCGTTCGCACACGCTGACCTGTCCGACGAACGCACGTCCCTCTACATGAATTACTCGGAAGTCGCAGGGCCGCACAGGGGTCAGGGAGTTTACAAGTCGCTCCTCGATTCTTTGTCCGAGAAGTTTCGAGTTGTGTCAGACGAAGAACACAACGTGGCCCCTGCGGCCAAGAAGGCTTACGAGTCATTGGGTGCAAGGCTTGACCGCTACGGACACTACGTTCTCGATAAAAAGAAGAAGCATGAAGACCGTGCCTTCTGCCCCAACGGCGACGGTGGCGGCGTCACAAACACGTGCGGCAAGGGCATCGGCATAAACGACGCGGAGCAGGACTTCACGGGACAGATTCTCTCCGGCGAGAAGACTATCGAGACTCGCGTGCCAAACTCTCTCAAGCCATACATCGGCAAGACTGTTGGAATCGTCCGCACCGGCAAGGGCAAAGCCACTCTCGTGGGAGTGATGAAAATCGGCGAGCCGAAGTTCTATAAGACTCGCAAGGAGTTCGATGCCGACTACGACAAGCACAGGGTGGGCAAAGACTCGCCGCACTACATCGGACCAGAGGGGAAGTACGGATACCCTCTCTCTGAGGTGAAGCCGGTCAAGCCTCGAACGCTCGACACGAAGGGGCACGTGGCTCGCGTGATTGCTAAGTCGGTTAAGACTCGTGAATTGACGATCGAGTTTGATCTGGGCGGCGAGTCGCCGGAGGAGCCGAATACAGAGTCTCGCGGCGACGCCCCCGCCCCGAAGAAAGACAAGATCAAAGGCAGCGACGTCAACGACGAAGGCTCCGCTAAGAACAAGTCTGGAGACATCTCTCTGAACGAGAGCATCATCGCCTCGCTGAAGTCGAAGGCCGAGGAACACAACGCCGCGATGCGAAAAGCCAAGAAGCCGTCGTGGACTCACGTTAGCCTGCCCGCGTTGAAGGCAGTCTATCGTCGAGGTGCTGGAGCTTTCTCGACGAGCCATCGTCCGGGCATGACTCGCGACCGATGGGCACTTGCGAGGGTGAATGCGTTCCTGACTCTTGCCCGGAGAGGCAGGCCAGAGAACGCGAAGTACACGACTGACAACGACCTTCTTCACTCCAGCCATCCGAAGCACAGCAAAGAGTCCCGCTCCGACGACTGCGGTCGCGACGACGACGGTCGTTTCTCCTCCGGCAACAAATGCGGCGGCTCTGTCGATATGCCGAAGGAAGACCCTCGTGGCCGGATGCGGTACGACAACGGCGTTCAGACGGACGCCGCCCGGAAGCTGTACCAAATGGGATCGTCCGAGAAGAAGCTCAAGGGTCTGGTTGACGCGATGGGCGGCGATCCAAAACACACTCGCGTCGATATCAATCCGCCCAGCCTGAACATCTCTGTTGCCGACAGTGATGGAAATAAACTCTTCCACATCGATTTTGAGAACGGAAGGGCGAGGCTCTATCCAGCCAAAGACCTGACCACGGGCGAGACCGCCAATATCAAGAAAGCGGCTGGCGAAGCGTTTGGCGGGCGTCAGTCTGACAACACAATCAAAGTCTTCAGCAAGGCAGAAGACATGAAGAAGTGGGAGTCTGAGAACGCTGCCAAGATCAAGAAGTGGGAAGACAAGTACAGGTTCTCAACGCTTCTCCCGCCGCACCAGAGGCCGAAGAAGTGGGAGCGTTCGATTGACGCAAAGCACGCGTCTCTGCTTGCGTTTGCCCAGTCGCGTGGCTTCTGTCCTAACGGCGAGGGCAACGGAGTCACGAACACGTGTTCGTCGAAGGATGGTGGTTCAGAACTTGCCAGAATCCCGAAGTCTGCCGGTCCGTCTCTTGATCCATACGATGCACCAATCTCTGAGGAGGCTGGCACGGACGTTCACTCCAAGCTAGTCCTTTCAAACACGCCTCGGCTTCTGGAGATACCCGGAGCAATTCACAACAACTTTATTCACGGCAATTCTCGTGCAAATGTCGGCTTCATGCACGAAACACTCGAAAGTGTCGGATACCCAACGGCGACCTGTTCTCAGATCGCCAAGGCGGCATCGCCGATGGCGAGCGACGGAGACTACGACCGGGCGAGGGCCGCGATCCTGATGGGACAATTTGTCGCCTCGGCGCATGATCATCCAGCCATCGCGGCGTCTCCCATGAAGCTCGCCACGGACGCGGTGGTGAAAAAGGAGATTGGAAAGGAGGTTGGCTCAAGAGTTATCGACATTCCGGCCTACTTCATGCCGCAGGACGGCATAATTCGTCTGAATTCGGCAGGAGCAATTCAGTTGGCTGATCGTGCGGCGTCTATTGCCGCAGGAGACTCGGATAAACACACGGCAGGCTGGTTCAGCACCAAGTCTCTGTCGCACTGCCTAGTCCACGAAGAGGGGCATCGCATCCATTTTGATGCACTCCGGAGTGATCTGGGCTTGTATACTGGGACAGATCGCCCACTGTCGAAGATGGATATGTTCGCGCTCGGTCGGACCCTAGAGGTTGCCGAGGCAAAGGCGATTGTCCTTGCTCACTCGAACCCAGATGTTTTTAAGGCAATCGAGAAATTGTCTGGATATGCTTGCACTTCTCCGAGAGAAGCCGTCGCTGAATACTACGCCAAGGCGATCCTGACGGGGAAAAGAGACAAGCACCTCGATAAGTTTATGGATGCCATCGGTTTTCCGGTCGAGCGGCTTGGGCCACAAAAGAAAGCAAAGAAATGATCATTCTTCCGAAGGACGGCGAGACGCTTGCGAGCGTTCGCGATCTTCAAGACAAGGTCAACGCTGCTATGGGCCTTCCTCCGTCTCCCCCTTGGGGGTTCGACGGTGATTCGCAGGGCATGACTCCCGGAGGCGGCACGCCCGGAGGCTCTGGTCTTGCTGCCCGATACGCCAGCCTTCTCGCATTTGCTGAGTCTCGCGACTGCGGGCAGGACAAGGACGGCAAGTTCTCGAAGGGCAACACGTGTGCATCCGGCCTCGCCGCCGACGTCGCAAAGGGTGCCGCCTCTGGTGCAGTGCTGGGTGCGACGTCTGGATTCTTCAAGACGTTCATTCCGCAAGTGGCAGCTACTGGTGCTGCCTACGGTGCCGTCGCTGGCGTTGTCAAAGGAATCTACGACAACAAGATGCGACCGACGCGAGTATCTGGACGAATCAAGCAACTAGGTATGACCGACAAGGGAATCGCCAATATAGTCAAGGGGCTCGGCGGTAGCAGCAAGTCAGTGGCGAGCATAACAGGCCGATCTCGAATGACTGTGAAAATCAAAGACGAAGACGGAAAGGTGACTCATGTCGTGGATTTCACAAAGAAGTCGCTGACGATCTACCCTTCCAAGGGAAGCAAGGAGCTTTCCGATTCGGAGCTTCAGGCAGTCAAGAACATCGCCGCGCAGAACGCTCCGAAGCAGACGAGTTTCTCGGTCAAAACAGACTCGCTCTCATACGCAAAGCGAATCGCCAGAAATGGCTTTGAGGTTGCCGCGAATAAGGCAGGAGTGCTAATCGCGACGGCCAGCATCGCTGGAACGTATCAAGCCGCTCCGGACGTGGTTCTTGGGATCACTGATCTTTTGATTGACACTCACTTCACAGACTCCTTCTACGGAAAAGCAAATGCAAAGCGGCGATAAGTGCCAGTGCAATGGATGTTCGGGCAGGATGGTCACCCGAAGCAGCCGCCAGAGTGGTGATCTTCAGGTGAGGTATCTCCGCTGCCAAGTCTGCGGTCATCAGGGACGCTGTATCGTTTCTGCCAACGACGTCCGGTCGATCTGCTGGCGTCGCACCAGTCCAAAATAGTGTTGTTTCATACAACACTTTCTTTGACCCTCCTCTTCGGGTCGCTTGTTCTTTGCCCGTAGTTTGAACGTGTCGCCACGCATCGCGTGGCCGCATCGTCAAACCACCAGCAAGGAACACAGAGCATGGAAGCCTCGGCCAAAGTCAAGAAGCTCCTCGACGAACTCGCCGCCGTCCTCGCAGAGATGGGCGCGGTTCAGGAGTCGGACACCGAGACTGCCGACCAGAACGAAGACATGGCCGAGCAGAACGGCATGGACCCCGCCGACGAAGCGGCCGACCAAGTCGAGGACACGCAGGAAGTCGAAGGCGAGAAGCAGAAGAAGCTTCGGTGCCTGTGCGAGCGTGCCGAGAAGCTCCGCGACCAGATCACTTTCTACGAGACCGTCGCCGCCAAGGAGCTTGAACTCCGGGCCGTTCTCGACAAGTCCACTCCAGCCAAGATCGAAACTCGCAACTCCAAGGAGAGCCCCGTGAAGATTTCCCCGATCGCCCTTCCGGGCGCAGGCCGACTCAAGAATTTCAAGGGTCCGAATGCCGAAGAGCGTGCCTACCGCGCCGGTCAGTTCTTCCGAGCCACCCTGCTGAAGGACGCCGAAGCCCAGCGGTGGTGCAAGGATCACGGCGTGGCTGAGTCGCGTGCCCTCAACGAAGGCATCAACGCTCAGGGCGGAATTTTCGTGAACGAGGAAGTTCTCAATGAGATCATCGTTCTCGTCGAGGAATTCGGTGCATTCCCTGCGAACGCTCGGAACCTCACCATGAAGTCTGACACGCTTATTGTGCCCCGGCGGGTTGGCGGTCTGAAGGCCTATTTTGTCGGGGAAAATACGAGTGTTTCGGAATCTGACGCGAGTTGGGATCGCGTCCAGATGGTCGCCAAGAAGACTGCTGTCGCGAGCCGCATCTCGTCGGAAATCCTCGAAGACTCGTCCGTGCTGAACCTCGCAGATTATTTGACAGGCGAGGTGAGCCGAGCCGTCAGCGAACTAATCGATGTGTGTGCGTTCGTCGGGACGGGCAGCGGCGACCACGGCGGTATCGTCGGTGTGGTCAACAAGATCACAGACGGCAATCACGCCGCTGGTGTGGTCACGGCCGGTAGCGGCGAGACCGGGGCTCAGACTCTGACCCTGAACTCGCTCATCGCTGCGGCCGGTCGCCTCCCGCTTTACGCGAGGGCTCAGGCCAAGTGGTATGTGAATCCTGCCGTGTTCGCTGCCAGCGTGCAGCGTCTGGGCCTCGTCAACAATGTCGGCATCGCTGGCGGTAACACGCCCGCAACCGTTTCGGCTGGTGCCGAGATGCGTTTGCTCGGATATCCAGTGGTTTTCGTGCATACGCTTTCCAACAACGTGTCGGCTGACCCCGGCGTCGTTAAGTTCCTCTTCGGCGACCTGTCGCTGTCGAGCTTCTATGCGACTCGTCGCGGCCTGACGATCAAGCAGTCCACAGAACGCTATGCCGAGCTTGACCAGACTTTGATCGTCTCAACCCTTCGCTGGGATGCTATCACTCACGATTGCGGTGACGCGAACCGTGCCGGTCCGATCGTGGCTCTCAAGACTGCGGCCTCCTGATAGTACGGAAACACTTGCTCCCTCAACTCCCTTAACAAGGACTAGATCGTGAATCATATCGAAGGTACGAAGACGGTTGCGAAGGTTTCCGTGGCGGTTGCCACGAGCGGCACTCACTCGCATGAGATCGACACTCTCGGTGCCGACTACGCGAGCATCGACGTGGTGTTCAGCCAGTTCTCGGCTGCGACCACGAGCTATGCCAGCGTCCTGAAGCTCCAGCAGTCTGACTCTTCTGGCAGTGGTCAGGCCGACGTGAGCGGCTACACCATCACCGCCGGTGCCGGTGCAACGACCGGCGGCACGGGTGCTGTGGCCCGGTTCAACGTCGATATGCGTGGCAAGAAGCGTTACCTGACGGTCGTCGCGACCCCCGGTAATGCAGCTACGATCTCGACCGTTGCTCGCCTGAGCAAGACTGAGGATATGCCGATCACCGCCACCGCGATGGGTGTCAACGACCTCGTCCCGTCGGTCACGATCAACAAGCAGTTCCAGACTTACTAGTCCACGGACGGACGACACGGGCAAGGATGCCCAAGCCTATTTTCACTTCAGGAGGGGCTTGGAGTGTCAGATGCGGATCGTCGTCGGCAACGTGGAACATGATGTAAAAGTCGCGGCGTGCTTGAGCATGCCGCGACTTGCTTTTACAGACAACTTCTTCACAGTCACCAGCACGTTTGCCCCTCATGGCATTAAGGTTGTGAAAGGGACTGGGGCTTTCTGGGATCAGACCATGACCCGGATTCTCACAGACCTGTCTAAGGAAGAGGCTGGAATAGATTTTATCTGCGCCCTCGATTACGACAGCGTATTCGAGCCTGAGTGCCTTCCTCGTCTCTTGTCTGCGATCCTTATCTCAGGCGTTGATGCGATCGCTCCTCTTCAGATGAAGCGAGACGAGAAGCAACTCCTGTTCACGCCAGAAGGACTTAGCGGCAGAGGCGAACAGACCGTCACGATGCCAGCGGAGTGGTGGGAGAAGCCAGCCCAGATCGTCGATACGGCGCACTTCGGCCTGACCCTGATTCGGACGGCGGCTCTTCGCAGGATGGCGAAGCCTTGGTTCCTTGGCGTCCCCGGCGAAGACGGCGACTGGGGTTCCGATCGCGAAGACCCTGACATCTTCTTCTGGCGAAAGTTTCGCGAGTGCGGCAACAAGCTTGCCGTCTGCCCTCAAGTCGCAATTGGTCACGCAGAGCTTGTGATCACGTGGCCTGACCAGAGGCTCAAGGCGATCCATCAGTATCCGACACACTTCTGGAACAACGACGGACGGCGACCACCGGAGGCATGGGGATCGCAAGAACACGCAGAGAGGTCATCGAAATGAAGATCATGATGCTGAGGGATTGGGGCTGGCACAAGGAGGGCGACGTCGTCGACATCTTCGACGTCACTGCTAAGGGCTGGGTCTCCGAAGGGATCGCCAAGCCAATCACAGAAGAGTCGAGGTCGATTAAGGTCGAACAGGCGACTGTGACGGTCGAAAAGCGGAAAGTTAAGCCTTGAGATACTACGAGATAGTCCAGAGACAAAACCTCCGATACCGCTCGATCCGCAGGATCACTGAGCCGGTAATCGAGCCAATCTCTCTGGCTGAGGCCAAGTCTCAACTTCGGATTGACCCTGACTTCGATGCCGATGATCAGTATGTGATGGGGCTTGTCTCGGCGGCTAGGTATCACGTCGAGACGGTTTCGGACAGAACTCTCATTCGATCCCAGTGGCAGATCAAGCTGGACGCGTTCCCAAGCTGGGACATCGAGCTTCCACGCCCTCCGATCACGACAGGCGACATCGTGGTTACGTACATACCGAGCGACGGCGTCTATTCTCCGGTGACGTTCACTGACTTCAGGCAGGACAGGGACTCCACTCCCGCCGTGATTCGCCCCCAGTGGAACAGGACGTGGCCTCCGTGCCGTGGTGCCGAGAACGACGTCACGATCACCTACTGGGCAGGATATGGCGACAGTGGTCTATCTGTGCCAGCCCCGGCGAGACACGCGATGCTTATGCTCATTGGTGGGTGGTTCGCGAATCGCGAATCGATCGTTCAGGGTTCGCTGAACCCTGTGCCGATGGCTGTGGATATGCTTCTGGGCTCGATCAACTGGGGGCAGTACAGATGACGCTCCGGGCGGGAGACTTGCGAGAGTCTGTGACCATTCAGGTCGCGACTCAGGCGACAAATGCCTACGGCGAGTCGAATGCCACGTGGACTTCATTCGCCACCCGCCGCGCTGCGGTAGAGGGTCTGACCGCGAGCGAGGCAATGCTCAGCCAAGAGCTTGCCACCATCGCGACTCACACAGTCCGGTTCCGATACGTTACCGGACTGACGTCTGGAATGCGTGTTCTGTGGACGAGCCGCACCCCTGTTCGGACGCTCGACATCGTCTCGGTCACCGAGAAGAACAATCGAGAAGAACACTCGCTCGTGTGTAAGGAGCGGGTGACGACGTGAACGGCGTGAAGATCACAGGGCTTAACGAGGTCATCTCGGAGCTAAAGAAGCTCCCGTCATCGATCGACCAAGGCCAAGTCTTGGGCGAGGTCTCGGAAATCTTCGCTGCCCGGCTCCGGGCAGCTACCCCGAAGGGCTACAGCGGCAAGCTGAAGGACTCGGTGATCTACGAGTCGTCTGAAGAGGGGGCTTTCGTCGGCTACGAAAAAGAGGTCGAGACCGCCGGGAACCCGGCCCTCGACAGTGTGATCCGCCCAAGGACTCGCGGCAGGAGCGTCATCAAGTGGGTCTCGACGGATGAGCTAGGCACGGTTCTGGAAGAGACGTTCGACGCTTACGCGGCGGAGGGCGTTTTGTTCATGGAAGAGCGGCTCGCGGAGCAGATCAATGTCGGCACCTGAGAAGTGGCTCAGAGAGCGGCTCGATTCAGCAACTACGGCTGGCGTCTATCCTGTCCTTGCCGTCCAGAATGCACCATTCCCACTTGTCGTCTACAGGCGGACGGGCACCCGACGAGAGCGTGGCCTGACAGGGAATTTCGGAGTCCCTGTTGCGACGTTCTCCGTAGCGATCGTGTCGGAGACTTACAGCCAAGCAAAGGACATCGCAGACTCGATTCGTCTCGCCTGCGACAACTTTACGGGCGACACGCAGGGGGTGAAAATAGTAACGACGGCCCTCGTTTCGGAGCAGGACAACATGGAGCGTCCTTTCGAGGGTCAGTCAAAACCACTCTACAGGGTCGATCAGGTCTACGACGTCCGATTTCAGGAATCCACATAACGTCCAAGGAGGGGCGAAATAATGGCTTACGAATCTTCGCAGGGTATTGGCTTTTCTTTCTCGGGCACCAAGTTCACCGCGACCCAGATCGCTGTGTCGAAGAAGACGCCGGAAATCGACGTCACTTCGCTGGAGGCTGCTAACGGCAGCTACCGCTCGTATCGTCTGGGGTCGATCCGCGACGGAGACGAACTGAAGGTTGACTTCATCGGTCTGACCCTGCCCCAGATGACTGCGACCGGCCAGATCACGTGGGCCTTTGACGGCACCGGCTCGAACGCTGCCTTCACGGCAGGACTGCCCACCGCAGCCCTCGTGACGTCGGCAGACGTGACGGCTCAGGTCGGCGAGTTGATCAAGGGCTCCATGTCGCTTCGGCTGACGCAGAACTAGTTAAATGTCAGAACCTGTCTCGTCTCACAGCATAAAGCTGAACTGGGCCGGGAATGCCTTTTACGCGACCTCCATAAGACGGAGCGCGTCTTCGGCGACGGAGGTCGACATAACGAACATTGATTCCACGATCACTTCCGATCCGAATAACTCGGGCCGGAAGATGATCTGGAAAGAGGTGGAGTCTTGCGTTGCTGACCCCGGAGAGGTTTCTGTCGAGTTCTTTGCGAACGAGAATGATATGCGGACCTTGGTTGGAAGGATCGGCCACAAAAGCACGCTTACGGCCTCGATGGATGGCACTGCGGTGTTTTTCAAGCACTCGTGCATTCTCTCCAAGGTCGATTTCGACGCGAGTGTTGGTGAGTACGTGAAGGGAAGCATTGTGTTTCGTTTGTCTGGTTCACAGTTACCTTAATTTGTCTGGATACAAGGAGTAGGTAGGCATGGCTCTCAATAAGGCTGCAATCTTGTCTGCAAACGACAAGAAGATGATCGAAGTCCAAGTTCCTGAGTGGGGCGGTGTTGTCGCAATCAGGGTGATGACCGGAACAGAGCGGGACAAGTTTGAGTCTGAGTTCGTCGGTGGAAGCAAGTCGGTCGAGATGGTCCGGGCGAAGCTCGTAGCGAAGTGTCTCTGTGACGAGAATGGTGAACGCCTCTTCTCGGAAGCAGACATCCCGCAACTCGGAGAAAAGTCAGCCGCCGTTCTCGACAGGCTTTTTTCGGAGTGCATGAAGCTGAATCGCTTCACCAAGGACGACGTCGAGGAAATGGCAAAAAACTCCTAAGCCGCCCAAGGCGGCGTTTCGAGTTTCGGTTGGCACTGGCCCTCGGGATGACGCACAAGCAACTCTTGGAGTCTTGCGACGCTGAGGAGTTGGCGGAATGGGAAAGTTTTTGGCTCATAGAGCCGTGGGGAGACGAGTGGCGACAGACCGCTCGACTTGCCACGGCTCTTTGCACGGCATGGGGGAGTAAGAACCTCGAAGAGGAAATGATCATGCCATCCCATCGCAAGCCAATGCAGACTCCTGATCAGATGATCGGCGAACTCATGAAGCTGAGGAAGTAGCTCAATGGCTACTATAGGCAGCATCACTGTCGCCTTCACGGCGGACATCGGCAAACTTGAGACTGGCGTCGAGTCTGCCATCAAGGCGATCGAGAGCCTGAGCAAGTCTGTTGAGGACGTCTCGAAGAGGCTCTCAGAGACATCCAAGGTTTCTGTTGAGATTAAAGCCAAGGCAGACACCTCCGAAGTTTCTCGGGCCTCGAAAGAGGTCGAGGAGCTAGAGAGCGAAATTGAGAGCAAGAGCCCTACAGTCAAGGTGCGTGTCTCAGGCTCTCTCGGGTCAGAGTTTCTGTCGTCCACGTCCGCCCAGATCAAGGAGTACGGACAATCTCTCAAGGAATTGGGAGTTTCAACCGGTACGGCGTTGAAATCCGCCGCCTCAGCAGCGACTGCGATAGGCGGTGTCCTTGATGGTACGAACGCATCCGTCAGTGGCGTCATCACCGCTGTCGGCAGAGTCGAGAAGTCATTCGGTGAGTGGAAGGGCGTTCTGGCCGGGGCAGCGGTGGCGACTGGCATTTTCGTGCGATACTCCGGCGGCTTGAGGACTGCCCTGCGGGCTGCAACCGGCGACGTTAAATCGACTGCGAGAATCATCTCCTCGCTTGGAGCTACCGCTGCGGCGTCCGTTGTCGGGATCGCCGCCTTCGCCTCCGTAATAGCGGTCGCGAAGGTTGCATCTCGCGGGCTGTCTGAGGAAGCCAAGCAGAATGTCGCCCGATGGTCAGGTATAGCCGCAGCGGCTGCTTCGGGGACGGCAGCGATTTACGCCGCAGGCGGCGCGTTTGCTGCCTTGCGCGATTCTTTCAGAACTTCAGCGACGTCTGCCGAGTTCGTGTCAAACGCGTTGCGGAACGCTTCAAGCAGCGTCGCTTCGTTTGCCGCCGAGGCGTCAAGGTACGTCAATGGGCTCGTCAACGTCATGACGCTGGCTCGCGTCGCATCCGGCGAGTTCAGAAACACACTTGCGGCTATGGGTTCGGAGGCCGAAGGCGTAAGAAACTTGGCTGATCGGTTTGGAGCGACAGTCGAAGAGATGCTCATTCTGCAATACGCCGCTCGCGCTGCAAGTGTCGGAATGAGTCAGTTGGCGAGGGCTCAGCAACAGTTCTATAAGAACGTCGGCAAGGTTCGCATTGGTCAACTAGGCACGCAGGAAGCCCAAGAGGCCAAGTTTGCGTTTGACAGGCTCGGCATCTCGATCGATGACCTGAGAAACAAGACTCCCCAACAGGTATTTCGACTTGTCGGACAAAGGCTTGTTGATGTTAAGGACGCGGCCGACAGGGCGGCAATCGCGTTTGACCTCTTCGGGCGTCAGGCTGCAAACGTACTGCCCGCACTGAAGGGTCTGAAGGAAGCCGAGGAAGATGCTCGCCGACTCGGCACCACACTGAGCGGGGCGAACTTCTCGATGTTTGAAAACGTCGACACCGCCTTCGACAGAGCCAGTGAGGCAACCAGCAACTTCAACGAAGCGATGATGATTTCTTTCGCTCCGCTTCAGGCCGCAGCAGCAAACGCATATGCCGAAATCGCTGGCGGGCTGGCGTCTGCATTTGTGACTCTTCGAGTTGTGGCCGCAGCCGCAACTGCTCCCTTCGCAGTCTTCATTGAGGTCTTCGCTAGGCTGCTGAACATCGCCTTTAGGCTCGTGGGGGCGGTTGCGACAGTCGGTGCTGCCTTTACGGACGCCGCCGCTCTCGGCCCAGCGTGGGTAGAGGTCGGCGTCGTACTGAAGGGTCTGCTCACATACCTTGAGTCGATGGTCGACGTCGTCGCCGACGTGGCTTCGGCCTTTTATCGAGAACTCAACCCGGCACTCGATCAAACGGCCACGGCAGCCGAGCGGCTGATCTACATACTCCAGACGTTTTTCGTCGTCATCGCGTTGGGAGGTGTTTTTGTCGCGTTGGGTACAGCCTTTAATGTGAGTTTCTGGGGCGTGGTCACTGCGGCCTATACGGCTCTCACGGGATTCAACTGGGCGGCGGCGTTCTCCGGGCTCATCACCGCGATGCGGTTTTTGTTGATTTCTTCGGTTGAAACTGCTCAGGGGATGGTTGGTGCGTTCCTTTTGGCGGGGTATGGATTCATATCGGGATTTGTCGGCCCGTTTGTTTCCAGTGTTATTGCCGTGATCACGGGAAACGCCGCGATGGCAACGTCTTCCATCGCAACCGGAATCACAATGGCCGCGTCCCTAGCCATCGGCACGGCGGGGCTCACACTGATCGCCGCTGGCATTGTGGCGGTAATTCAGAACTTCGATAACCTCTTGGCATACTTCTCTGACTTTGGGTCGAACCTAGCCAAACTGTTTACTCTTGAGGGGCTGGCGGACGCGGGCAGGGCTGTCGCCGAAGCACTTCTGGTGGCATTCGTGACGGTCGTTGAGTCAATCCAAGGATTCTTCGGCAGGCTTATCAGGAACATCATCATCTCTGTCCGGGGCATTAAATTGCCTGAAAAAGGCGACGCGTCTCAGTCAACAGCCGCCGAAATAATTGGGAGAAGGCAGGCTCGGCAGCGTGCCGATTTTGAGGCAAGAATGGCTGCGGCCTCGGTCGTCGGGGCTCCGACCGATGACATCAAGATGCCAGTCGAGGACGCCACCCGCTTCACTCGTGCCATAGACGAGTCTCGGGAAAGCATGGTCGCAATGTCGCTCAACGCCGCAAAGTTCGGCGAGACTGGCAGGAAGGCATTCTTGGCAGCGAAGGCCGACCTCCAGAAGTTGCAGCAGCAAGTTGACGACAACACTATCGAAGTTAAGTATGTGACCGATCCTGATGGGACAAAGAGAAAGGAGACTGGACTCGAAGCGTATGTGAGGCGGGTCGAGGAGATACAGGGAAGACTGCAAGAAAATCTCAAACTCGCGGACGTGATTTCGCCAGAGCAGTTCCAGCAGTCTGCGGAGGGCATGCGAAAGGCTGTCGAGGACGCGTTCTCTCAGGTCAGGGGCGTCATGCGAGGCAAAGACCTCGGAAGCGACCTGACCGTCGACCGATTCTTTCCGCAGTCTGACGAAATCAAGGAGCAGGCAACCGTCTTCGCAAAGTCATACGAGGACTCCCTGATTGCGATCGAGCAAACCCTCCAGAGCGGAGGATACGGCAAGGGTCAGGCAGCGATGCGTGCCGCCGAGCAGGCGAGGGAACAGGCGAAGGCCAATTTCGACCGAAACATGGGGAAGGTCGAGGCCGACGTCTCGTTCGCCACAGAGATCAGGAAGGCACTCGAAGACGCGTTCCTGACTCCGGTTGAAAAGTACCAGAAAAAACTCAGGGAGATTCAGAACAACAAGTCGCTATCCGCTGCCGAGAAGTCACTCGCCACCGTTTCCGAGCAGAAGCAGATGGTCGAGAGTACGTTCGGAAAGACGGCAGGCCAGTCGTACAGGGAGAAGGTCGGTTTCTTGAACGAGGCAAGCAGAAGGGACGCCTACGGGAGGACGGCTTTCGAGGTCTCTGCCGGATCAAAGGAGGCGGGGAGAGCCAGAGAGGAATCAGAGAGGAATAAGTTAGCAATCGAGCGTCGAAAGGCCGCTGGACTAGATGCAACAGCCTCGCAGCAGTTGCAGTCGGGAGCCGCCGACATAGCGGACATTTTCGACGTCACTGGGCTGTCGATGGACGAGATTCGAGCCAAACTCAGCCCGAAGGAATTTGCAGAGTTTCAGGAGGCGATGAAAAAGAACGCTCAAGCCGCAAAGGAAAGCGTTGGCGTGCAGGTTCCCGCAGTCACAAGACTCGCCGAGTCGCAGGCCAGACTTGCTGCTGCCGTCGCCGAAGGCGTCGTCACTGAAGAGGAAGCCTCCGTCGCACGGAGCAAACTCAACGACGAATTCATGGCCGCGATCGGTGTTACAAAAACTCCGTTCGAGTCATTCGCTGATTCGATCGAGAACATCGCCGCTCAGTTCGACATGGCGGGCAAGCCTCTTTCTGAAGTCAGGGCGGGACTCGCTGGAAACGCTCAGCAGTTGGCACTCTTCGAGCGGTCCGTAAAGGAGGCCCGCGACAGGATGCTGGCTGACCTCGGCATCGAGAAGACTCCGCAGCAAGTCTTCGATGAGCAGATGAAGAAGATCGACGAGGCTGAAAACTCGACTGACCCTGAAAAACGGATCACGCGGGAGCAGGCCACCGAGGCGAGACTCGCCGCCACTCGAAAACGTGACGAGGCTCTGGGCGGAGAGAGCGCGAACGACTTCGGAAGCCGGATCGCACAGCAGAGGAGGAAGATAGAAGAGGCTTACGGGAAGAACGGCGAGCGAGACCCGGAGAAGTTCAATAACGCGATGCGGAAGCTGAACGAGACGATCCCCGGTGCAGAGCCAGACAGTCCTGTCAGAAAGTTTCAAGAAGACCTTGAAAAGCTCAAGTATTCGTTCAAAGAAGGCTCGCCTGAGTTCAACCAGAGGAAGCTCATGCTTCAAGCCCAGCTTCAGCAAGACCTTGAGCCCGCTCTCGATAATCTCAAGCCCGACAGGCGTGCAATCGACGGGGCGGACGTAAGAAGCAAGGCGGGGACTGACACGTTCTTCCGCATTCTCAGGGGCAACGACAATCCGTCCCTCAAGGCGCAGCTCGACGTCGCAAGAAACACTCGCGATCTTCTTGAGGTGACGAAAAACAAGGACGCTCGACCAGTCCTTCTCCAACTCCCGGCGAGGTGATGATGGCAGTTGTGGGTTCAAAAGAAATGTATCGCGGTCGCAGTCGCCAGACGCAGTATGGCGACGTGCCTGTTTATGTTCGGATTTTTCTTGTGACGGTCAACGACGCCAACACGGACCTTCAGGAGATAGCAGAAAATCCGGGGGTGGCATGGCTCGATCCACACCCGGAGAACGAAAACGCCATTCTTGTTGAGTCGAGCATTCAGCAGGACGGCGACTCGCCGTTTCACTACAAGGTCACGCTGACCTACAAGTCTGGCGAAGACTTGCTCCAAAATCCAACGGACAGACCGCCGCAGTTTTCATTCAGCGGTAGCCTTGCTTCTGCTCCGTGCTTCTGGCATTACCCAAACGTAAACAGTAACGTCACCAAGCAAATTATCGTCAACACCGCAGGTGACGCAATCGGTGGACTGGATCGCGATGAGGGCGAGTTCTCTGTCACGATAACCATGAACGTCGATCCGCCGTTTGATTACCAGAAGGCTCAGAGATATGTCGGTGCAATTAATTCTGACGAGTGGAGCGGCGGTGTTGCTGGAACGTGGAAGTGTCAGTCGATTAGCGGCAATCGCAAAATCGAAGAGGTTGCTGGTGAAAAGTACGTGTACTGGGAGGTCAACTCAACTCTTGCCTATCGCTCCACTGGATGGGATTTGCTCACTTGGGACGCTGGCTTCAATGAGGTCATCAACGGAGAAAGGATTCCGATCAAGGCGGGCAACGAGAGAGTCTCCGAGCCTGCCGCTCTCACTAATGGAAGAAAGAAAACTCCGGGCCAACCACCCGATATGCTCAGGTTCAGGATTTATCCAGCCTACGAATTTAGGAACTCATTTCCGCAGTTACCAACATGAGCTACGGACCTTCTCGCCAAAGTCGCGGTGCGGGGAACTACGGTGAAAAACTAGTTGGTTTCAAGCACGCAGACGCAGAGAGGATCGGAAAAGTTGTCGTTGACGCAGAGCGAACCCGAAGACCGAGAAAGCCGAGCTTCTTGCCACGTTTTCCGGGCGGCGGCGGCGTCGCCTCCACAATCCGACTCGCGCAGACATCCGGAGAATGGCCCAACGAGCCTCCGCTGAACGTGAAGGCAGTTCAGCTTTTCAGACAGCCAGACAACCCATCCGGGCCTGCCGACTGGATTCCGGAGACTGACGAATTTGGCGACCCCGTGATCGCGGTGACGATCAACTGGTTCTCGCACGTGCCTGTCGGCCAAGGCGACGTGATCAAGTGGTGCGCCATCGTTCCGATCAGTGATTTGGAGGGTTCTTATGATACTGGGCAAGTCATCTCAAGCCCAGACGGCCCAGATCAACCGATCATGAAGGCATACGGAAAACTCTGGCTTCTGCTGGCTGTGGAGTGCTGATCCATGAGTGGCTTTCTCGTCAGCACACGGTCTGATTGTTGCTGCCCAGAGATGCGGTGCTGCACCCCGGAGACGGTGACGGCGACCATCAGTGGCATGAGCGGAGTCACAGTCATCCAAAACGGTCACTGGGGGGGCTGGGACGTCGCAAGCAGATGCCCGGAACTGGTGCCTGAAGTTGACGAATGTAGTTTCCGATGCGGCGGCAACGGACCAATGGGAGGATTTGTACACTCCCTGCACGATGCAATTGGACTCGAAGGCAACGCCACCGGCCGGGTCGGCGGAATGGGGTTCCTTTCCGACGATGGAGTTGGTTTCTGCTACGACGCCGACGGAAAAAACTGGTGGCCTCCAACTCAGTTCCCGCCCCGAATGGCAATACTCAGGGAGCCGGGGGATTGCACTCCGGGGCCGGGTATGTACCCGGAAGACCCGCCGATAACGTGCGAGACTCTGTTTCAGTATGCTGGCGAGTTCGTCGCCAACGGCTACCCGTGGACAGACCTATACATTGTTCGGTGGGAGTTTTTGCGAACAGAACTCTGCAATTCTCTGCTTGGCGGAAACCCGCTGTTCTGCTCGCGGCCACTATCGTCAGACGATATGCACGCCGGGCCGTGCAGCAGCGGCATACAGAAGAGGATGATGAACGAGAACGACCTGAACGGAATGTATGTCTGTCACAGGCCGGAAAACTACCAGCGGCCCGAAGTAAAGTGCCGGATCATCCGACAGAATCCTCTGGCCGCTGACTCTCCATACAACGGAGCGACAGAGGCTCGTCTTCTGTATGACGTCAGCCCTAGGCGAGTCTGGAACTATCGCTACGATACTGTTCCGCCGCCCAATGATTGCTGGGACGTTCTATTCCCGCCATCCGGGGACGACTACTGCATTGACTACCGCTGCGGCAAGCGAAACCCGTGGTACTCAGCCAGCGGAATGACATACTGCCAGAGGGGCAAATGCACAACGACAAACCAAGGCGTTGTAAAGCCGCATCTATACCCATACCACCAGAGTGGGAATCAGTCAGCAGAACTTTATCTGCGACTGATACCTAAATCCTATCAGCAAGACATTGATGGACGGTTCCCTCTCTACTGGCGCGTTGGTGCGGTTGACGTCCTTGACGGCGGACTGGGCTATTCAGTCGGTCAGTTTTTTGAGGTGCGCTACGAGTTCCCGCCTCGGCGTCGTTTGTTAGGCGGAGAGGACTACGAACTATTCCCGATTATAGACTCAACGTGTGCTATACCATACTATCCAACTTGGACGGACAAGTACGGTTATGGAGGCGAACGGCTCGATGCGTATGGTGGATGGCGGCTTTTTCAGAGACTCCGCGTCAGCGAAGTCGATGCAAATGGAGCCATCAAGTCGATTGAGGTTGTCCCCATATACAAGTATGCAGAGTACGCTGATCCGCCGTTGTGTACGCTGGCTCTCACTGGCGACGCAAAGACAAAGTTTTACACGGGCTACGGCCGCGTGATCTGTCACCCGACTTCAGTGCATTTCCCCGGTGTTGGATACACCGTCGGCGACCAGATAGAGTTCTTCTGCGACGACCCACCGTGCGAGGTTCTGACCCCGGCGATAGCCGAGGTCGTGGACGTCGATGACGAAGGCGGCATCCTCGATTGGCGAGTTCGCGGCACGGATTTTACGTTCTACGTTACCGAGAACACTTGCAGGGAGACAAACGCCGACAGCCAGTGTATTGCGTTATGCAACACCGAAGGAGAGCAAGATCAGCGAGGGAGTTACAGATGGAAAACGAAGTACCTCTGCGATCTAACGTGGGTCGGCGTCGGGGTTCCCGTGAGGGCAGCATCGACAACCGGCGCAATACAGAATGGATTTTGCGGCGACTCTTATTTTCAAAACGCAGAAAACATCAGCGGCTACACCAACATCACGATCAGAATCTCGCGACGAAACTGTGAGACTTCTATCGAGACGTTCGTTTTTCCTTGGCCTTTCGACGCTTACGCCGGGTCTTCTGGTGGTGCGGAGAGGGCGATGTATCTGCTCCCTTCGTTCCCGCGTTGTGCTGGCGGTGGCGCGATCATACGGCCAGAGTTCGGTCCGTGGGCAGGAAACGAAAGCGATTTTGGAAGCTACCTCGCCGGAGCGCAGGTGATCACTGGGGGCGGCGGCTACTGCTACCGAGACAAGCGTCACGTTGCACCGACGCTTCCGACCGTGATACCGACAATTGGAGGAGGTTTCGGTGCCACCATTTCTGCCTTCTCGTTTTCGGCGGTCAATAACTTCCCCAATCCAGCCATAACCTACCCCGGAACGCAGCCTGCATCGAACAGGTTCTCGTATTTCCCAGTCACGGCGGCGACGGTCGGAAGCTCTGGGTTGGGCTACGCCGTTGGTCAGGAGTTCGACGTTGCGCCATCTGGCGGCAAAGAGGTCACTGATATGTGGCGATTGACCGGCGGCGACTCGCCGGAAGAATGCCCCAGCGGCGCGTGGTATGGCGGCGAGCGAGCGACCGTGAACGCGGACGGGTATCTGTCGGTGCTGTTCGATTACGAGGTCGGCCAGTACCTAGAACCAGTAAGCACGAAGCCGTCCAAGTGCCGACTTCGAGTCTCGTCTGTCAACGCCAGCGGAGGGATCACTGGCCTGCAAGTCATCAACGGCGGAATGATGTTCCGCACGGAATGGACGACAGGGAAGCTGAGTCCGTTAGTGGCGGTGAACGTCAACTCGACTCTCGGCTATGGTGCCTACATCTCGTCGTCTTTCAATCAAGACTACTCGTCAGAAAACTTCGGCAAGCTCGTGGGCGTGTCCGTTGTCGCGGCCCCCGCTGGGGTTGCTGACCCACGACACCCCAACCAGTCCATGCCGACAGGAGGGAGAGACTACGCCGACCGGAAGGCCGGGTACTTCTGGATGCTGAACGACACCGACGTCGGCGGTCCGGTTTGCCAGCCGTGGAGACTGCTGGCGCATTTCGGCTGGCACTCGCGGCCGTTTTCTGGCGACATCGGCCCAGAGCCGACGGTTCCGCACAATCCGTTTCACGCCGAATACTCGACTCACAATCTCGTGAAGGGATCGAGTCCGCAGTTCGTCCCACGAAGCACCGTCTGCGCTTTCTCCGACTGCTACCACGACCTACTGACGCGGACTTACCCGCTAATCAAGGCGTGGGGCGGCGGCTGCGGACCGGGCAAGTTTGGGCCTCCGTTCTGGGATTGGGGCGCACCGACGACTTCGTATGCGATGTATCTGAGAAAGGGAAAAACTGTCGCCGTCTGCAATCAGTACACCGATACTGACACTGGACGTGGCGAAGATTACTTCGTCTACGAGTACGGGCCGACGCTGACTCTTGGCTACACGCCGTCCGATCCATGCCCAGACTATTACGACGGTTCCACGTCTGACAGGAGAGAAGAATGAGCCTCCCAGTTGGAGTGTTCTGTGTGTGGATAGACAGCGGAGATCGCTGGGTGTGCAGCCAGTGCAGAGCAGCGGTCATGAAATCAGCGAGCGTCACGGAACCGTTCTCTGGGTGCAAGGTCGGAATGCGAGACGCGGGCGTCACTGTGGGCGACATTACTTCGCCCAATCAGCGATCAATCCCCGACAACGGTCCGGGGACAGAACTCAAGATGCTCCTGAAGAACTGGCTGGGAATCACGACAAGCAGCGGATGCTCGTGCAACTCGATGGCTGGGGAAATGAACGCAATGGGTTCCGACTGGTGCGAGAGTCCAGCCGGTCTCTCGAAGATCAAAAGAGTGATGAAAGCTGAACACGAGAAGCGAGTGAAGTCTGGATCAACAAGGCTCCCTTGGACGGACTTTGGCGCGGAACGGTTGATTCGTCTTGCGTGCTGGAGGGCTAGGAGAAAGGCATGGAAGACCACCACTTCCAAATAGACGGCCATAAATGGCTCTGGCGTTATTCGTCTCTCAAGGGGAAGGCAGACGGCTGGACGGAGTTCGACAAGAGAAAGGTGTTGATCCATTCGCAGCTAGAAGGTAGAAAGAGACTCGAAATCGAGCTACACGAAGGACTTCACGCCAGCCTTGGTCCCACGATCGCAGAGGAGTCGGTCACGCAGACGGCTCGCGATCTCGCCAAGATTCTCTGGTCTCTCGGCTACAGGATTCAGGAGGAATCTT